TAACGAGACAATCAAATCACGACTGGCGATCGAGACGACGCCGATGATTGTCATCATGCAACGAATCCACTACCACGACCTGAGCGGCTATCTGTTGCGTGGTGGGAGTGGGGAAAAGTGGCATCACCTGAATTTGCCGGTGATTATCGATAACAGCCGCAGCTACGAAGAAACATATCCAGAAAACACTCACGCTATCCCGATTGACCACGGCCTGCCAGATGGCTGGCTATGGCCGTTTAAGCATAACGAATCGCACCGTGTATCTCTGTTCTCTCACCGGCGCACCGCCGAAGCTCAGTACATGCAGAACCCAAAACGCTTCAATGCGGAGGGGGCTTTGTGGAACGAGGAGATGATCAGCGCCGCCAGGGCGCTCAATATCACTGAAGAGCTTACGCGAACGGTTATCGCAATTGACCCGCAGGCCACGAACAGCGAAGAAAGCGACGAGACAGGCATCATAGCCGCCAGTGTTTACGGTACTGGAGACCGAAGGCAATACTCTGCTGATGGCGATTACAGCGGAAAATATTCACCTAACGGCTGGGCGACAAAGGCAATGGAGGCTTACGACCTTCATGAGGCTGACGCGATCGTCATTGAAACCAACCAGGGCGGAGACATGGCTGAGGACACGCTAAGAAACGCTGGGTTTAAGGGCCGGATTATCCGCGTACACGCCAGTAAGGGTAAATTTGCCCGAGCAGAGCCAATTTCAGCACTCTATTCGCAGGGGCGGCAATCTCTACAACCTCGAAAATCAGCAAATGGAATACATCCCAACTACTGCCAAAAAATCACCCGATCGGCTTGATGCTCTCGTATGGGCAATGACTGAGTTAAGTGGTCAGAGCGTCGGTACAGTATTCTTCTAAGGAGCATCGCCAGTGAGCGAACAAGATAACGGCCTTCAACTGGCTGTGAACAATCTCGCCACTGAAATGCGGCGAGCGAATTACCTTAACGCCATCGGTATCGGCGGGGGCAATACCAAGCGCCCGACGCTCTATCAGGAATTTGGCTACCCGCGAACCATTACCTTCCATGACTTCTACAACATGTACCGCCGCAACGCCGTAGGTTTCGCAGTGGTGCATCGTCTTCTGGATGGATGCTGGCAGGACTATCCGGTAATCGTTGACGGTGATGAGTCCCAGGAGGCGAAGAAAACCAACCCGTGGGAAAAGAACGTCACCAGGTTCATGAAAAAATGGTGGCCGAAGGTGAAGGATGCCGATCGCCGCAATATGGTGGGGCGTTACTCCGCACTGCTGCTGCAGGTGAAAGATAACAAGCCATGGAGCGATCCAGTAGATACCAGGCTGGTGAAATCCCTGGGCGAGTCAGCGCTGGTAAAACTTATCCCGGTATGGGAGCCGCAGTTAACTGTCGCAGAATGGGATAACGATCGACAGTCCGAGACGTTCGGCCAGCCGAAGATGTTCAACTTCAACGAGCAGCCGGTTGGAGACGAGGCGTTCGTCGGACCCACACGCGGCGAGCCAGTGCATCCGAGTAGGGTGATCCTGTTCTGCGAGGGCTCAGAGGATGACAACGTTCTGTCGGGCATCCCGCTGCTTGAGGCTGGATACAACAAAGGGCTCGACCTTGAGAAGATTTCCGGCGGTGGCGCTGAGGGCTTCCTGAAGAATGCCAGCCGGCAGATCGCGGTCGAGTTCAGCAAAGAAACCGACATGGCCACCCTTGCCGACCAGGCAAAGAAAGCTGGTTATGCCGACCTCGGCGAAGCGATGGGCGACAAGGTCAACAAGCTTAACCGCGGCACCGATGCAGCGGCGGTCATGCAGGCCGGGCAGATGCACGTTCTGAGCGTGACACCCGGCGACCCGGGGCCGACGTGGGAAGTCACCGCGAACGAGCTGGCGGCATCAGTGCAAATCCCGTTCACTATCCTGTTTGGACAGCAGACCGGGCGCCTGGCTAGCGATGAGGATAAAATCGACTGGGCCATTCGCCGCAATACCCGCCGCAACGGCTTCCTGACTGACAGAATCACCGCCTTGCTGGAGCGCTTCTGGACCCTGGGCATTATCGATCCGCCGACAAATGGAGAGGTCACCATTTCATGGACAGACCTGCTGGCGCCTGGCGAGAAGGAGAAAATCGAGAACGCTTCGAAACTGGCCGATATCGTCCAGAAAACGTCTGGCTTCTATGGAGGCGAACCGCCATTCACGGCCAACGAACTTCGCGAGATTGTAGGCCTTGACCCTCTGCCTGAACCAAAGCAACCACCTAACACGAATGACAAGGTGACAACCGATGATCCACTGGCCGATGACGCCGGAGCAGACGGCAAAGGTGGGGCTGCCGATAGTTCCGCGCAGCAAGGTTGACCCCACGCGATCGGCGAAGCAGGTCAGCGCGATGTTCCGGGATATCGAGGACCGTTATCTCGGTATCAAGCGCGCTCTGAAAATGCTCTTCGACCAGCGGCTGACCGGGAGAGAGCGAGAGGTTAACAGCCACAACTGGCATTTCCTGTGCCACGTTAACGGCGACGAGCCAACGCTCTACCAGGTCAACGCTGGCAAGTTCATCTACGACATGTCAGCGCAGGAACTGGCCGACCTGCTTGAAGCGGTACAGGTTATTCTCGACGATTACCTGCTGGAAGGCGGCGAGCAAAACCTCTGGGCGATGGATTACGTCGCCGCAGAGGCGCAGCGCGGAACGCTGGAGGCATTCAATAACCTTTCGCAGCAGTCGCAGGTCTACGCCAGCCAGACGACTCTCTCGCAACTTCTGAGCAGCCCCGGTTATCTGAACCAGATAGCGGCGGCCAGGCTTACAACGTTCAGCGACTGGAAGGTCATCAGCGATACAGCCCGCGGCGATCTGACCAACATCATCACTGACGCGGTAGCGCGCGGGGTGAATCCTCGCGAGACGGCCAGCGTCATCAGCAAGCGCCTCGATGTGTCGATGTCGAAGGCCAAGGCCATAGCTCAGACTGAGCAGGTAGGCGCGCTGCGGCAGGCGCAATGGAACGAAACGGATTGGGCGGCCGACAGGTTGGGACTGAAGACGGGCCTGTTGTGGCTGTCAGCGCTAAAACCGACGACGCGCTCATGGCACGCCAGCCGTCACGGCAAGGTCTACACCACCGAGCAAGTGCGAGACTTCTACGCAGATAACGGCAATCGTTACAACTGCTATTGCAGCCAGATTCCGGTGCTGCTTAATGACGACGGTAGCATTTTTAATCAGGGGTTAGCTGAGAAGCTGGAGAAAGAGCGTAAGCAGTGGACCACTAAGGAGGCTGCGTGATCGTGGTAATTGTTATGTTACTGCTACTTATCGTGGTTCTGATTGTTATGGCAGCGAGTTCGGGTTCAGCTGATCCTTGTTCCTGTCATCGCTGCGGTAAATATGTTCCTGCTCCAGCGCGTTTCTGCGATGGATGCCGGACAGCGCCACTGAGCGGGTATCAACCGAGGAAAACAACCTCATCAGGCAAAGAGCTGCCACCACCAAAACAACGCTAAGAGGACGCAACGTGAAGCTATCCAGCATTCATGTGAAATCCCTCGCCATCAACGCCTCCAACATCTCAACGACAACTATCAACGACCAGGAACACTACGTCATTCGTGGTGCGGTTCCGATCGTCGACGACATCGTGATGAATGGCGGACTTTACCCGGCGGAGGAGATTAACAACAGCTACCAGACGATGGAAGGCAAGCTGATGCCTCTTCCCCATCCGATGGTAGATGGCAAATATGTCAGCGCCAATGACCCGCGGGCCATTAACAGCTATCACGTCGGCGCATGGGCGCAGAACGTCAGTAAGTCAGGCGACCAGGTCGTCATGGACGTTTATATGTGTTCCCCGCGCCAGCGGGGATAAACCGGTACTGGAACCCCTTGGAACTGCGCAAAATGGGTGTTCCCCGCGCCAGCGGGGATAAACCGGGCAAAAAACGGATCCGCCACGTGGAGTGGGAGTGTTCCCCGCGCCAGCGGGGATAAACCGCACCAGGCCGCCGTCTTTGATGACGCGCATGTGTGTTCCCCGCGCCAGCGGG